TGGAGCCCGAAAAAGAAGTCGTCGTTGATGACGAGACTGGCGAAGTCTCGATGACCGAGAAAAAGGTCGTCTTCCGTCGTGATGTTACAGAGCGCCTAAAGGTGCTGAACAGTCTCCTTACCCTGCGTCATCAGGTTGAAAAGGCTAAGGACGACGGGAAGGGCGGCGTTCAGCCGTTGCTAACTATTGTCGCAGATAGAAAACTCCTTGACGGCGGAAGATTGGGCGTCCTCCTTGGCGGTGTACCCGGCCCTATGGCTGGAAACCTTGACCGAGTTGAACGGCCAGCCATTCCTGCTAGAACCATATCAAATCCGGATGCTGAACGACCGTTCGACATTCCGGCTGGTGAAGAAAAGTAGGCAGATCGGCTTCTCTACGATCCTAGCCGGTGAAGCGGTACAGAAGGCGTGCGTAACGCCGTCGTACAAGGCTAACATCGTCTCGATCAACCAGAAGGAAGCCGCAGATAAGATCGAGATTGCTGGTAACCTCTACCACTCGATCCCCGACGCGCTGAAAGACTCCGATCCGGTCCTAAAGCCGGTTCTGTGGACGAATGCGAACGATGAGATTTCGTTCCACCGCCCACCGTACACCAGTTCGATCATCTCGCAGCCTGCGTCTGCTGCTGTTCGTGGTGGCCGCAAGGACATCTATTTTGACGAGTTCGCGCACATTCGTGATGCAGTCAAACTGTACCGCGCTGCTATGCCCGCCATCACGCGTGGGGACTCTAGGCTAACTATCATTTCAACTCCGTTGGGGCAGAGCGGGTTGTTTTACGACATCGCAACTAACATTCAGGCTTACCCTCAGTATAGCAGGCACTCGGTCCCGTGGTGGGAGTGCTCAGCGATGGTCAAGCCGGAACTATACGAGGAAGCACTTGCGCTGGCAGCAGCGATGGAGGGCTCCGAGGAACGAGTCCTAAAGTACGGAACCGACAAACTGCATGTCATCTACGATGGCTTCGGCGGTGACCTGATCGGGTTCCAGACTGAGTATGAGGCGATGTTCGCTGACGAGGCGACAGCCTACTTCACATGGGACTTGATCGTAAACTGCACCGATACGGACCTCCCGCTGCTCCGAGAGTACAATCCGAACTACGAGCCTCAGGGCTACATCAGTATCGGGGTTGACCTCGCCAAGGAGCGCGACCAGACCGTCTTTACGGTTGTCGAGCACCTAGACGACGGCAAGAAGCGAGTTCTGTTCACGCGGGCCACTCAGGAAGACTATAACGATCAGTTCGAGTACCTGAAAACACTGATCGGTGCGACTCGCGCAAACCGAGTAACTATCGACCAGACTGGCGTTGGGCAGAAGTTCGTTGAGGATGCCAAGCGCCTTCTCCACGGGACGCTCATCGAGGGTGCCGTCTTTACGAATGCCAAGAAGGAAAAGTGGGCCACGACCTTCAAGGGCGCTATGCAGACCGGTTCTGTATCGTGGCCTAACATCACCGACCTACGGCGTCAAATCCACGGAGTCAAGCGGACGAAGACAGAGCAGAACTTCTATAAGTTCTCTGGAACCGCTGACGACTATTTTTGGAGCCTGATGCTCGCCCTGTACGGCGAGGGCCGGGTAGTGCCGAAGATGTCGGTCTTGGGCGGATAAAGAGAGGGCCGAGAGCCGTGAGTCTCCCAATCGCAGTTAGATGCGGCGCGTGTGGCACTCTGTTTGGGTACGAGCAAGGTACCGGAGAGAGTATCGCAATCAAGCACCGCGACCTCTACCGGGTAATCAAGGGGCCAGTCGAGGGTCCGTGCCGCAAGTGTGGCGCGACAGTAAAGTGGCAACCTAGATGAATACCCAAGAACTAGACCGTCTTGTCACCAAGACTGAACTAAGCCCATTTGTCAAGGCTGCCCTCCGGAAGGTTCGAAGGGCTATCTCCACCGGGGATGTCACCGCGCTTTCGATTTCTAAGAAGTCATGGAGCGTTACGGTGTGCGACCCGTATGGGCTATCGTGTAAGTGGGTATTCACCCTAAAGGACAGCAATGGCAGCAAGTAGAAGGAAACTAACCAGCGCCGCTGTCAGCAGGGCCGCGATCAACGAGCCTACGCCGCGCGTGGCCGCTAACTTCGGCATTCTCGGCCTGACTAAGGATGGTACCTCTCTCGTCATCGACCGCAGCCGCAAGGCTCGGTATGCTACATACTACGAGATGTACAAGCAGCATCCGACCGTCCGCGCTGGCATCGAGAAGATCGCCAAGGTTGCGGTAACGAACGGATATCGGTTCACTCCATCCGTTCAGGACGAGGATATCGCTGAGGCTAGGATCGCTGAACTTCGGAAGTTCTTCCGATCCTCGAACGGCTCGCAGTTGCTCCGCTCCGCCTATCGAGACCTTCTGATCTATGGCGAGGCGTTCTGGCTTGTCATTCAGGACGGAACGGCTGCCAAGAAGCCTCTCTCCGCGCGCAGGCTGCACCCGCAGTATATGGACGAGGAAATCTCGGGCGGGTTCCTAACGGGTTGGCGGTTCGGGCCGATCACCGATAGCGAAAAAGAAACAAAGTACAAGGCGCATCAAGTTCTGCACTTCAAGTTCGATGACCCCGACAACGACATTCGTGGTCTGTCGCTTCTTTCCGCGCTCGAACTAACAGTCGCATCCGATCTGTTTGCGATGAAGTTCAATGAGAGGTTCTTCGAGAACTCCGCGCACACTGGCGTCATCTTCAACATGAAGAACTCCACTGTCGATGAGGTCGCTAGGAACCGGGTCTGGCTAGAGCAAAACTATGTCGGCACCGAGAACAGCCACAAGCCGCTGATCCTCGAAGGCGATATCGATGTCTCGAAGTCAGTCTCTACCCGCGCCGAGATGCAGTTCATCGAGGGCAGGAAGTTCAACCGAGAAGAAATCCTCTCGGTTCTCGATGTTGACCCGTCTAAGATCGGGATTAACGAGAACTCCAACCGCTCTGTTTCCAAGGAAGCCGACAACACCTTCCGCCAAGAGAACATTTCTCCGTTGCAGTTGGTTGTCGAGGAAGAAATCAACAACGCGCTAATCCTGTCGCTGTTCGGATGGGACGACATCTTGTTCCGCCAGAACGACAGTTCTCGACGCGACCAGTTGGACATGATGAAGTTGTACGCTGAGGCCGAGAGGATGGGCGTCTACTCTATCAACCAGATCAAGGCTGAACTCGGACTGCCGCCTATCGATGGCGGGGATGTCCACTTCATCCAGACCGCAGCCGGGGCCATCCCGGTCGAATGGCTGGATGATGTCGCTGCAAGGCTTATCGCCCCGACAGGGCAGCCCATCTCTGGCCAAGGCACCGAAAACCAGCCGCCAGCACCGGGGTCGCCTCCTGAGCCGCAGGGCTCCGGGGCTCCGGCTCAGGGCGGCTCTGAGGATCAGGGCGCAGAGGTTTAAGGATAACTATGCTGAACAAGACCGCAACCTTCAAGTATACCTTCCCGATTGCGAAGGCCGAGGCTCGGGCCGATGGTAACTACATCATCGGATATGCCTCCGGTCCCGAAATCGACTCCGAAGGTGAACGGATGTCCGTCGAGGCGATCAAGATGTTCTCGGACCAGATCAACGCTTCCAGCGAAGGAATGCGTCTGACCTACCGGGACGCCCACGCGCCAGATGGTGTCCTGCGCGATCTTGGCGAGGTTACTAGGGCGTGGGTGACAGAGAAGTTCCACCTTGGCGTCGAAGTCAAGTTGGACATGGACAACGCTGCGTCTGAAACCCTTTGGAAGCAAATCAACAAGGGAAAGCAGTACGGTATGTCGGTCGCTGGTCGTGTTCTCGACTACGCGATGGAGTTTGTCGAGTCTGTCGGCAAGGCCGTACTAACTTACAAGAATGTTGTGCTCGATGAGATTTCGAACACTACGAGACCCGCTTGGTATCCGTCCCTCGGGACTGTGCTGGCCAAGTCAATCAAAGACGCATCCTCGGACGATGCGGCAGGAGAGAGCGTGGAACAAGACGAACTCCTTGACGAAACCGTCGAGGACGCAACTAAGTCCGCTGACGCTGGCGAGACCGGCGTAGAGGATACTTCCAAGGCTGCTGAGGAAACTCAGGAGATTGGCGACACAACCGAAAAGACGAGTTCTGCTGCGTCTGACGCGGCCTCCGCCGCTTATATCGAGGCTTCGCTTATCAACTTGCTTGGTGGCGAGGCGGGCGAGGCGGATGACGAGTCTCCGCTGCGGGTGGCTCTTGCGGCTATCCAGCAGTTCATCGCTCAGGAGACATCTGAAATCGGCACCGAGGGTGACGATGTTGAGGTCGGCTACGGCGGTTGGTCCGCATCGGACAAGGCGCTTGCAGACGAAATCTCGAAGGCTGGACGCAAGTTGAGCGGTGCTACCGCCGCTGAACTACGCAGCCTGTATGAAACAGTTACTACTACCCTGACCTCGCTCGGAGTTATCGAGACCGACGAGACAGAGGAAGCAGTTATCACCGATAGTGAGAAGTCGGCTTCTGCCGCAGAAGAAGATACCGTTGTGAAGACGGAAGCAGTTGAGGCGACGGCTGAGACGGTTTCCAAGTCTGACCACGACGCTCTTGTCGCTGCGCTGGCGAAGGCAACCGAACGCATCGCTGAACTAGAGGCTCGACCAGCCACAGAACTTCCGGGTCTCGTCACTGACGCTACCAAGAAGGCCGCTGAGGAAGAACTGGCCGCTGTTCTCGCAAAGGCAAGCCCATCTGAGAAGTTGAGGCTGGCGTTCGCTGCTCACACGAGCGGCAAGTAAAGGAAACGAAATGGATCAGATCACTATTCGTAAGGCACTCGACCTTGCAAGCACCGGTTCATACCTCATCCCTGAGGTTGTGGACAACGCGATCCGCGACTAT